ACAAAAACCACAACAATCTTCAAAAGATCAATTACTCACAGCAGACAAGCAAGAAATACATCTTTTATGGATTATTTACAAGCAGCTTATATTGCTACATAATGAAAAAGGGAGCTTTCGCTCCCTTTTCTTATTGCTAATCTTGACTAGCTAGAGACTTGAAATAATTCATATCATCGTCATCTTCTAAACTAGGTTCAGCTTTTCGTTGTGCTGCAACCAATTCTTCAACAGTATCAACACTTCCAACTTTTGCATTTTCAGCAACAGTCTTTACTGCAACACCGCCTAGAACTTTATCAAGACGTCCCTTCAATTCATCATACTTCTTGAACTTGCTTGGATCAATACAATCTTTTAAAGAATGTTCTTTCTTCCACAATTCTTCAATCTTAGAATCATCACCACCAAACAAAGATGAAGAATCTGCAAATTCAGACTTGTCATAATTACGATAACCTTCAACATTACGAATCTTCATCTTGAAGTTAGCGCCATCCCAAAAATCAAAAGGATTAACAGCCTTCTCATCTTCAAATTCAGGATTCATCTCATCAGAAATCTTATCAAAGATTTTCTTACCATACTTGAAAAGCTTTACTTGCCCTTCATTTTCTGGATTAGCTGGATCCGAAATAACAAGAATATTAGAAATGTAATTAAGCTTACGCTTTTGCTTTCTAACAATTTCCTTATTTGCTTCTACACCAGAATTCCAAAGAACACTGTTATGATCACAAACAGGACACTTCTCATTAAGTGTTGTTAGACAGTTATCAATAAGCCAACCACCAGGTCCTTGAAAACCATGTGAAAATACTCGGACCCAAGGAAGTGAATCTTCACCATCTTCTGGTGATGCAGGAAGAAAACGAATAATTGCTGTTCCGTTTCCTGCCTTATCTACTGTTGGTTGCCAAAAGCGATCATCATCTTTACTCTCCGATGATGTATTGATTGCATCAATAGCTTTTGTAAGCTTGTCTAGAGAACCGCGACTACGTTTTAGATTTGCGAATGAATTCATATTTTTACCTCGTATATGTTAGTATGTTAATATAATAGCTTGTCCACATTATCATAATATAATTCTATTTAGCACAGTCCAAGCACTGACTGAGTAAATTTTTGTATGTTTGTTTATCATAACCAATAAACGGCTCATACTTTAAACATTTCATTTTGATTTCTGGCCAACGAATAGTATCCGTAATTCTTTTTGTCCACATTGGGAAAAAGTTCAAAATGCCATTCAAAATAATCAATGTTTCTAACTGAATATCTTTCTGTAGTGTCTTTGTCAAAAGTTCTGGATAATCACCTAGTGTTTTTAATAAACTATTTGGATTATCATTTTTATCAAACAAAACAGAACAATCATTCTTGAAAGTATAAGATAATGATTGTATCACTTTTGTCCTATCTCTGTAAAGAGAAATTGAATCATCTTCCAGTAACTTACCCACCCACAGTTTAGAATCAGCAATTAAATTAGCAACAAGAAATAATTCATATTCTTTTTTATCTATCCATTTCCTTGACAGTTTATAGAAGAAATACTTATCTTTTCTTCTCTCAAATGCTTCTATAGAAGATCGTGTTTTTCCTTGATATTGAAAATAATCATAGGACTCTTGTGTAAAATGAAGTTTGAGGGAATTGAAAATTGTATAAGCTTCATATCCAGTCATATAGGCAGTTTAGATGTTTTAGGCAATAAATTTAAATCTTGTGCATTCACTTTCAATTTAGATTTGAGATTATTATTCACTAATGTTGCAGCAACCTCAATTTCCATACCAGTCTCCTTGCAATATTCCACAATAGCTTCTATGTAATTGAGTTCATGCTTCTGAGCAATTTCTTCAATCGCTCTAGCAAACAACATCATTTCATTCTTTGTTGGCATTGCGGGCAATAATCTCATATATCTTTTCAAATTGTTCATGATTTGCAACTTCTTCGTCAAATGATTGCTTATGAAATACTTTCACAAGCCTATTGACAAGTCTCTTTGGCAAATCAAGATCATCACAAACTTTC